CGGCAGAAATCGCCACTAAGGCACGTCGTTCACTTGGTATAGGATTTATTGGGTTAGCGCACTATTTGGCAAAACTTGGATTTAATTATGACTCTCAAGAAGCATGGGATGCCGTTCATGGACTTTCCGAATCTTTCCAATATTATCTAATTAAGTCATCTAATCAACTTGCTAAGGAAAAGGGTCATTGCGAATATTTTGGTCGTACAAAGTATGCTGATGGTATTCTTCCAATTGATACTTATAAAAAAGATGTAGATGAAGTTTCTTCTATTGAGTTGCAACATGATTGGGAAAGTTTACGTGCCAGTGTTTTGGCATATGGACTGCGACATTCGACACTGTCCGCACAGATGCCATCGGAGAGCAGTTCCGTTGTGTCAAACGCAACCAATGGAATCGAACCACCTCGTGGATACTTGTCCATTAAGAAGTCGAAGAAAGGTCCACTTAAGCAAATTGTTCCTCAGTATCAAACACTTAAGAACAATTATACGCTTCTGTGGGATATGCCTAGCAATCGTGGGTATATACATATTGTTGCTATTATGCAAAAGTTCTTCGATCAAGCGATTTCTGGAAACTGGTCCTATAATCCAGAAAATTACCCAGATAATGAAGTTCCTGTTAGCGTAATGGCACAAGACTTCTTAACAACATATAAGTACGGGTGGAAGACTTCATATTATCAAAATACTTATGACATTAAAACTGATGAAGTAGTTGATGATACCAAAGAAAAAATGGATTCGCTAATTAGTCAGATCCTAGCGTCAGATAGTGAAGATGATTGCGAATCTTGCAAAATTTAAAACCATTAAATAATTCATGTGAAAGGAGGAGAGTATGCAGTTTAAAATTTCTTCAGCAGAGGAAAATCAAACCCAAATTAAAGGAATGACAGTTTTTAACACTGAAAAGGTAGATACCAAAAAACAACCAATGTTTTTTGGCAAACCACTTGGAATTCAAAGATATGATTCTTATAAGTATCCAATCTTTGATAAACTGACTACTCAACAACTCGGATACTTCTGGAGACCTGAAGAGGTATCTCTCCAGAAGGATCGTGGAGATTATCAAACCCTGCGTCCTGAGCAGAAGCATATCTATACTTCTAATCTAAAGTATCAGATCATGCTTGACTCTGTTCAGGGTCGTGGTCCTGGTATGGCATTTATTCCCTACTGTTCTTTGCCAGAACTTGAAGCGTGTATGGAAGTATGGGGATTTATGGAGATGATCCATAGTCGCTCATATACTTACATTATCAAGAATATATACTCAGATCCATCTGAGGTATTTGATACTATCATCACAGATGAACGTATTCTTGAAAGAGCTAAGAGCGTGACAGAATCTTATGATGACTTTATTCAGTCAGCACAAAGTTATGGAACATCTAATGATTGGATGTTCAGGCTTGAAGGTGTTTCCAATGCAAAAGAAACGATCAATGATGTTAAAAGAAAACTCTATAGAGCAGTCGCAAACGTTAACATTCTTGAAGGTATTAGGTTCTACGTTAGTTTTGCTTGTAGTTTCGCATTCGGTGAACTTAAGCTTATGGAAGGATCCGCTAAAATCATCTCTCTTATCGCAAGAGACGAAAACCAACATCTAGCTATTACTCAGAACATCCTGAATAAATGGCGTGATGGTGATGATCCAGAAATGAAGCAAATTATGAAGGAAGAAGAAGAGTGGACATACAAAATGTTCGATCTTGCTGTAAATGAAGAAAAAAAATGGGCAGATTATCTGTTCAAGGATGGAAGCATGATCGGTCTTAATGATAAACTTCTTCAGCAGTACGTAGAGTGGATCGCAAATAGAAGAATTAAAGCAATTGGGCTAAAGCCCCAATATGATATTTCAGCAAACAATAACCCACTTCCTTGGACTCAGCACTGGATTTCCTCTAAAGGTCTCCAGGTGGCACCCCAGGAAACGGAGGTAGAATCATATGTTGTTGGGGGTATTAAACAAGATGTTACCAAAAATACTTTTGCAGGATTCCAATTATGATGAATGGTGTGAACAGGAAATCCTGAACGCATATCAAGAAGCAGCAGAATGTGATGAATATTTGTTTGGAGATTATGATTATCAAACTGAATGGTTAGGTAAAACACATAATGATGTTGTATAGATAGAGGAGGTAGCACTCCTCTTTTTTTATGCCTAAAAATCAATTAGTTAAAGATGAATTGAAAGTTCGTATTTTAGGATTAAAGGATAAACTTTATAAGGAACATGTTAGACACGACATGGACATGAAAGGACTTGCTCATAAATATCTCAATGAAGTTCTTGATATAATTGATGAGTATAGATATTGACTATGAGAATCCATGGATCTATAATGGAAATCCTTTTAGCAGCGCCAATATTGGAGAATATTTTGGTTTTGTTTATTTAATTACCAATAATTCCAATGGAAGGAGATATATTGGGAGGAAGTACTTCTTCTCTTTTAGAACGCCTAAGGGAAAGAAAAGAAAAGTAAAATCTGAATCTGATTGGAAAAAATACTATGGGTCTTGTCCAGAGCTTAAAGAAGACGTTGAAAAATATGGTAGGGAAAGTTTTAGTAGAACTATCCTCTCATTACATAAAACAAAGGGCAAAACAAACTTTGAAGAGACAAAGCAACTCTTCACAAATAATGTCCTCACAGAATCCCTTGACGATGGAACCCCAGCGTTCTACAATAGCAACATCCTCTCAAGGTACTTCCGAAAAGATTATTATGGAAACAACGATTAATGCGGCGATTCAAGTCCGTGATTGGTCAATCGACCGTATTCACCAGTTGTCAGAATCTGAAAATACAGAAGACCATCTTAATGCAATTGCAATTTCTGAAGAATTTTCAGAATGGATTGATCTAGAAGAAGAAGAGGATCTGAATTATATGTGTTTGGAGTTGGAAGATGATTTTGGAGATCAGGAGATTGATGTTCGGTGATCCAAACACTTGACAGATCCTAAATATTAACTTATTATGTTAAGATTCACAACTATGTGGATCTTTTTTATTATGAGACTTTGAGTGTCATTTAGAGCCGTGGGCGCTGCCCCTGAGAAGGGGAACTTCTCCTTTGCCTATACGGATGTAGAGTTCAATTTAAATTAGTGCAAAATTTCTTTACAGTAGCCCTGCCTCTTATGGCTGCGGTTACAACCAGTACGGCATCACTGCCATTCGTCAACTACAAGATGCAAGGTCCTCCACCACCAGTGGAAAATAAACCCTTTTCCATTATTAAAGAATTTGATCTTGTAGATGAAAAGAAGACAGCAATCCGCGAGGTTGCTCCCGAAAAGCCTAAAGAGACAAGGTTAATTTGTAAAGGGTGTAATGAACATGAGAATGCTACCCTGGCATACTTCCAGGATCGTGGTATTAAAGACAGAAACGCCCTTGCTACCATCATGGGCAATATTCGTCAGGAATCAACTTTTGTTCCTAACATTTGCGAAGGTGGTAGTAGAACCAGTTGGAGTAACTGCGGACGTGGTTACGGACTGATTCAATGGACATCTGCCGATCGTTATTATGGATTGGGTGATTTCGCTAAGAAGTTTGGTGGTTCTCCATCAGCACTTCCAACGCAACTTCGTTATCTAACGACTGAAGTTCAATGGAAACGAATTGAAGACAGGATGAAAACTCCTGGTAAGTCTATCAATCGTTACATGGACTATGCGTATAGTTGGATTGGTTGGGGGCATCATGGTGCTCGCACATCGTATGCTCATGAATATGCTTCCAAACTGATCACGGTAGAAGTTTGATACAATAGAATATACAACTGAATAATAAATAGAGGAGAGCGGTTGCTACTCCTCTTTTTTTATGTTTAATTTTAAATTTGGTAAGAAGAAGTAGATAATCCCTATAAAACTGATATCGTAGCAACCCTCTCACAGCGCCTCAGAGTGCCCTCAGAGCGTCTCTGAGAGGTCTTAGAGCGTATCTGATATTTGGTCTCCGTTGGTCCTTATGACCTTAATCTGCTTGACAGACCTATAATATCTAATTAAAATACCTTTGTTAGGGTTGAAGATAAGTTATAAGAAGCTTTAAAGATCTTAGAAATAAATATATAAAGATCCATTGGACAATATCATGGGAATAGATAATCTTCCCGATTCAGAAAAAGATGCAGTTGATCTTCTTGCAAAAGCAGGTTATTTAAAAGCAAGTAACGATAAAATAGAAGTTTCATTAGAATCTGCAAATACTCTAAACATTCAACCAAAAGGAAATGCATTTGGTGCAAAGGTTAGAGTTGAAAATGATGGAACTATTACTCCAATTTTAACTTTTGATACTAAGAAACTAAGAGATAAACAAAATTATACTCCACCAGATGATCTGATAGATAAAGCACTAGAAGATTTTTGGGAGAATCAATAATGTTTAAATTATTTGAAGTTAAAGAAGGTAAATTAAAAGTATTGCCAACATTAAGTCCAAAATATGTGAAGGGATTTATTATTTCTTCTGTAATCTTATTGTTAATATCTGGTTTATCTGGATGGTTAAAAATGGATGAAAAACAGTTATGGAAAATATATAATGCTATTATCCAACACTTTGGATTGACACAAGAAATACCAAAACCTAAAGATATAGAAAAAGAAATTGAATCTAGAGTAGAATTGGAAGTTGATAAAGCAATCAGAGATTATGAACGTTTAACTGGAGATAGTGGAATAGTTAAAGTACCTTCACCTACATACATAGAGAAACCAATTGATAATTCTTTATGCTACACTGAAGAGTGTAAAAAACTTGGAGGAGAAATGAGACTCTGTTCTCCATGGGTTGACAACTGCCCCAAAAAGTGATATTCTTATTAAGTTGGTTTCAGAGATCTCCGAGACTTAACACTTGACAATCAATCCAATTAAATGGTATTATTGGTCAGTACACAAGGGAGTGTAGCTCAATTGGCAGAGCGGGAAGCTTATACCTTCCGTATACGGCAGATTACCGTGCGGTTGGGGGTTCGAGTCCCTCCACTCCTATTACCTCTCTAAGAGGTATATTTTGCGGGACGGTGGTGGAATTGGTAGACACACCAGACTTAAAATCTGTCGGGCATTGCCTGTGAGGGTTCAAGTCCCTCTCGTCCTACTTGACAATTGAATTCATATCGGATAAAATTGTCTCATGACTCAATAGCTCAGATGGATAGAGCAACTGCCTTCTAAGCAGTCGGTCGTAGGTTCGAGTCCTACTTGAGTCGTTGACTTTTTATTGAAAAGTCTTATAAATAAACATACTTAGGTCGAAAACAATGTCTTTCCAAATGAACAAACAGATTAGTACTCTTGATTGCCGCTATTGGCATATTGAGGGCACTCCCCTGTTTGCGAATATGGAAAAACATATGTAAGATGTAATCCATAAAAGCAAAAAGACAGGGGAGGAAACTTTTAGTTTCTCTCCCCTTTTTTGTTGTCTGTGACAGTTTCCTAAGCGTCCACCAACCTCCCCCCCAGAGATCAAACGGTGGTATTGTAATCAAGTGGTCAAGAGACCAGAACCTAGACAACTGAATATTTATCCTATATTATTTGGGTCTGTAACTCAGTTGGTAGAGTAGCGGGCTTTTAACCTGTAAGTCGTCGGTTCGAGTCCGACCAGACCCATCGTGGGAGGATTTCCGAGTGGTTAAAGGAATCTGACTGTAAATCAGACGGCTCTGCCTTCACAGGTTCAAATCCTGTTCCTCCCACCTTGACCCTATAGTGAAGCGGTTATCACGCCACCCTGTCACGGTGGTATCACGAGTTCAAATCTCGTTAGGGTCGTTGCTACGCTGCCTGTGGAGTGTTCCTCCTTGGCGGTTGTAGCATCAAGTTCCTATATAGGAACTTAAGTTCCTATCGACTAGCGGTTAGGTCACCACCCTTTCAAGGTGGCAGCACGGGTTCGAATCCCGTTAGGAATACTTTGGAACCGTAGCTCAGCGGTAGAGCACTCGGCTGATAACCGAGCGGTCAC